GAACTGCAAAAACGAGAGCTTGCTAACATCGAGAAGGCTTGGGGTAAAGCCCTTGTCATAAACGAAAACAACCTGCATGAACTGGAGGCCACACTTGACTACATACAAATCCGACGAGATACCAATTCCTAAAGGCGGTCATACTTACCCGCCATCAACCATCCATATAGCCTGCCCGCACTGCACTGCACAGGAACTACACCACGATTCTGTTGAAACTTTTTTCCGTATGGAAGATTGGGACGTAGGGGTCTACACAAAGTCTACGCATGATGGGGTCGTATCAGGTACAGATTTAACCGGAAACCCTAGCCCGCGAAGAGACGGGGTGGTGATTCGTTTTTGGTGCGAGATATGTGACGGCAAATCTAAGCTATGCCTTATCCAACACAAAGGCTCGACTTACATGTACTGGGATATGGGCAATGAATAAGGGCTTAGAGATCATGCTTAAGCGCATGGAAAGCCATCCCGAAGAGTTCGACATACTATTCCCACAAATGCCAACTAACCACAAACCCAAAGAGAGGTGGGATAAGTTGATACGCATTGTGCTTGACGAAAACAAAAGCGGCGGGTTCATATCGGAAGAAGAACGACATCGCTTCAAACTTAAACTTGAAGAAGTCCAAGCCGATACGTTTACACGAGTCGTGATGGAACGCCTCTTTGATGATGATAGTTGCCAAGATAAGGAATGGTAGAACAAAGGGAATTAAGGCTATGGATGTTTTGGTTATAGACTTTGAGACGTACTACGACAAACAGTACGGCTTCAACAAACTGACAACAGAAGAGTACGTACGCGATGAGCGGTTTGAGGTTATTGGCGTAGCCGTAAAACGTAACCATGAACCTACGCAATGGTTTAGCGGCACACTTAAAAAGACGCAAGACTTTTTGGATACGTTTGACTGGGCTAACAGCATAGCTGTGGCGCACAACGCCAAGTTCGATATGGCTGTGCTTAACTGGCTATTCACAATCCGACCCAAAAAGATAGCAGACACGCTGTCTATGGCGCGGGCAATCCACACCGTAGAAGTCGGGGGTAGCCTATCTGCTCTGAGCGAATACTACGAACTGGGCAAAAAAGGTACGGAAGTCGTTGATAACATCGGGAAAAGGCGTTTGGACTTCAGCCCATCAGAGCTTGAACAGTATGGTAAATACTGTATTCAGGACGTGGAGCTTACTCACAAGCTGTTCCTTATCCTGATGAAGAAGTTGAACTTCAATATATTTGAGCTTGACCTGATTGACCTGACGTTACGAATGTTCACAGAACCGCGCTTGGTGCTGGACAAGAGCATACTGCAAGCCCATCTGGATGAGATAAAGATGAAAAAGCAGGAGCTTATGGAGAAGGTGCGCCATGAGGAGACACAGCTACGCAGTAATCAGCAGTTCGCTGATCTGCTTAGGGAGTTTTGTGTAGAGCCACCGATGAAGGTTAGCCCCACTACCGGCAAAGAGACGTATGCCTTCGCCAAGACTGACGAGGAGTTCAGGGCCTTGTTAGAGCACGAAAATGACTACGTACAGGCACTGGTTGCTGCAAGGTTGGGAGTCCGGTCTACGATAGAAGAGACGCGCACAGAGCGGTTTATTGCGATAGCTGACCGAGGCCCACTGCCCATACCACTACGGTACTACGCAGCGCACACAGGCCGGTGGGGCGGCGACGAAAAGATCAATATGCAGAACCTGCCCCGTGGCTCTGCTTTGAAGAAGGCTATATGTGCTCCTGAAGGCTACGTATTTATTGACTGTGACTTGTCTCAGATCGAGGCGCGCACTTTGGCGTGGCTAGCCGAGCAGGACGATTTGGTAGATGCGTTCACCCGAGGGGACGATGTGTACAGCATCATGGCCTCAGACATTTATTACAAACCTGTGGATAAGATAACTAAAGAAGAGAGGTTTGTGGGCAAGACCACTATTCTGGGGGCCGGATATGGTATGGGAGCGCAGAAATTTCAGCTACAGCTTAAGAACTTTGGAGTAGAGCTAGAGCTTGCAGAATGCGAGCGGATCATAAAAGTATATAGGACGGTATACAGACGGATACCAAAGCTTTGGTATCAGGCGAATGATGCTCTTAAGGCTATAATGAAAAACCACACTTCACCGCTGGGCAAAGATGGCGTACTGCAAGTCACGGGCCATAAGGGCATTGTTATGCCTAACGGCTTAAGTATAAAGTACCCCAATCTGCGAAGAAGCGACAACGAGATGGTATACGACACTCGGCGGGGCCGAGCGGTTATAGCTAACAGGATATACGGAGGGAAGGTCATCGAGAACGTGTGCCAAGCCCTAGCCAGAATAGTGATCGGGGAGCAGTTGTTACGTGTGTCCAAGAGCTATAAAGTGGTAATGACTGTACACGATGCGATAGGCTGCATAGCTCCAGAGTCAGAGGCTGAGAGAGCTATGGCGTACGTAGAGGAATGTATGAAGATATGCCCTGAATGGGCGAAAGGCTTGCCCCTAAACTGTGAAGGGGGCTACGCCAAAAGTTATGGAGAATGTTAGGTTTCGGGGGGTTTTAGCGAATTTTGACCCCGAAATACCCCAGCGGGCGGTGGGTAGGCATGTTCTTATGTTTTCATTCTGGCCAAAACACCCGCAGTACGTGAGTTGACCACGGCATCATAGTGTGTCCTCCACCTTCTGCACGTACCGACTAAGCCGCGCTAAGGTTAGCCGTGCCTTTATCCTTGGGGCACGCACAGAATTTGAGGTGCTTATGCGAGTCACAATAGAGTTAGATCAGCACGACCTAGAAGATGTAATTGAGCTAGTAAAGAGATTGACAGAAGCTTTGGAAGAAGTAGAAGCACTCTTACAGGACACAGGCGATCCTGATGAGTGACGTGTATTTACTTGATGATTTAGACACAGCTTCTGATCTGGTTACAACCCTAACAGCGAAGAACGGCAAAACTTACGGGGTGTTGTACTACTCAATCGGAGAAAAGGCACAAGAAGAATTTTATCTGGTGCTAGAGAAAGCTACTTTCTTACTGCTAGAGAAGTTCATAGATGAGTTGATGGAATCGGGGACGATACACTGACATGGCTACGTTATTTACTGACCCAGAAGCAGCAATAGAAGAAGCAGAGTATTTGGCTAACTCTACAGGAAAAATCCACTGCTTAATTGAAGTTGTACCGAACGGAATACAAGTTTGTGCAAAGAAAGAAGCATTGTTGATGGACGGCACGATACTAGAAACTGTTACCCCAGTAGACAACTTCAGTATCTATGACTAGTGTGTATAAAGAGTTGGAACAGAAGTGTAAATGCGGTCAGAAGATGCTTGAGGTGCTCGGGTATATCGAGAAGCAAGACGGTGACGAGCATCCACGAGCCTACCGCAAAGGTTGGTTCTGTCCGTGGTGTAAAGAATGGAAGGACGCAATACTTAGAGAGAAGATTGTAGAGGAGGAGTAGACATGGTGAGCCAGTTGATGTGCGTAGCCCTAGCTATCTACTTTGAGGCTAGAGGTGAACCAGACGCTGGGCAGATTGCAGTCGCTCACGTAGTCCGAAACAGAATCGAAGACCCACGCTATCCAGATAATGCGTGCGATGTAGTCAAGCAAGGTTACTACTGGAACGGTAACCCGATACGAAACATGTGCCAGTTCAGCTTCTACTGCGACGGCAAACCGGAAGACCCGCACGACCAGAAGGCTTGGCGCGATGCGTTGTACATAGTGCATCTAAGTGGTTTGATTCCTGATATTACAGGAGGTGCAACGCACTACCACAGTACGAAAGTGTTCCCTGAGTGGGCATACACAGGACAAGTCACAGCAAATATACACAAGCATGTATTTTATGCAGGTGTCAGATGAAACAGAAGTTCGGAACCTATAAGCCTAGAGGTTCAGCAAAACAAGGAGAGCCAATGGCGGAGATGAAGAAGCCCGTATTCAAGACGAGGCTGAAGACAGCGGCTGATCCAGTGAACAGCCCACAGCACTACGCATCACAGGGCATTGAGTGTATTGACTATATAAAGCAGCAGCTAACGCCGGAAGAATATCGCGGGTATCTGCTCGGGAACGCGCACAAGTATCTTCACAGACACCGCTACAAGGGTAAGTTACTTGAAGACCTGCGTAAAATGCAGTGGTACTTTTTGCGTTACATAAAAGAGTACGAGGAAAAATAGTGTACGAATACAAAGCAACTATAGTTAAAGTCGTAGACGGAGATACAGTAGATGTTGACATTGATCTTGGTTTTGATACTTGGCTGCACAATCAGCGGATTCGTCTTGATGGTATTGATACTCCCGAGTGCCGCACAAGAAATAAACAGGAGAAAGCTCATGGACTCCTCGCAAAAGAATACGTTCAAAAGACTCTCATCGTGGGAGGAACATATGCGCTCACAACAAAAAAGAAAGGAAAGTTTGGAAGATTTCTGGGCGAGTTCAAAACGGGAAAAGGAACTATTACGCAACTCCTTGTCAAAAAACGATTGGCGGTTCCGTACACTGGGCAAAATAAAGCGGAGATAGCAGCCGCGCACGAAGCCAACCGAATAGCACTAATAGAAGAAGGTAAATTATGACAGCGTGGTCTTACAGTAGTATCAAAACTTTTGAACAATGCCCTAAAAAATATTACCACTTGAAGGTAGCTAAGGATGTTAAAGACTACGGCAACGCAGCTACCCGATACGGCAACGAAGTACACAAAGCAGCCGAAAACTATATTAAGTCCGGGGAAGAAGTGCCTAAAAAGTTTTCTTTCCTTAACCGCTTACTAGATTCGCTTAACAGCTTAGAAGGCGAAAAACATTGCGAATTAAAATTCGGTGTTGCTTTTGATGGCGAAGAATATAAGCCAACTAAGTTTATGGCTAAGGATGTTTGGTTTCGCGGCATCGTAGACTTGCTCATAGTAAATGAAGACAAGGCTCTGATTATTGACTACAAGACAGGCAAGAACGCTAAGTACGCTGACACTACGCAGTTAGACATAATGGCTGCGGCTACGTTTACACACTTCCCAGAGGTACAGGAGATTAAGTCTGCGTTGGTATATGTAATCAGTAACGACTTTATAAGTAAGAAACACAGCAGAAAACTGCATAAATCATACTACGCTACGTTTGAGGAACCGCTACAGAGGTTAGCTGTTGCCGAAGAAAACAACGTCTGGAACGCAAAAAGCGGGCCGCTCTGCGGCTTTTGCCCAGTAAAATCATGTGAACACTATCGTGGGAGATAACGATGGCAGAGAAGAAACGTAACTACAAAAAAGAATACGAGAACTACCAAGGCACTGAAGAGCAGAAAAAGAAACGTGCGAAGCGTAATGCTGCTCGGCGCAAAGCAATGCGAGAAGGCAAAGTAAAGAAAGGTGACGGCAAAGACGTAGCGCACAAAAAAGCTCTGGACAAAGGCGGCAAAAATTCTGACGGCGTTAGAGTAGAAAGCGCTAGCCGGAACCGATCCTTTAAACGAGACTCAAAGGGTAACTTAGTTTCTGAAACCAGCAAGCGCGAGCGGAAGCGCAAATGATACTAGTAGATAATAAGGAGTTGGTCTTAAGGACTAAACGACCACATTTAGTTGCTGAAAAAATACAGAACTGCGAAGTAACAGAAGAAGAAAATGGCGTATTCAAGGTGTCAGTAAACTGGGGCCTAGAAGAGTGCCAACAGTTAGCAGAGCTTAAAGTAAAAAATATACCGTCACCGATAGAGCGTGACTACGAGTGGGTAGGTAAGTACAAACCTTTTGACCACCAAAAAGTTACAGCTAGTTTCTTAACTGTACACAAACGAGCTTTTTGTTTTAACGAGCAGGGGACTGGTAAAACTGCCTCTGTCATCTGGGCAGCCGACTATCTTATGAAGCTCGGGATCATAAAGCGCGTGCTTGTGATCTGCCCTTTGTCGATTATGAAGTCCGCATGGCAGCAAGACTTGTTTACATTCGCTATGCACCGTAGCTGTTCCGTGGCGCACGGCACGTCTAGCCAGCGGAAAAAGATAATTGAAGCTGGGTGCGAGTTTGTAATTATAAACTTCGACGGCGTAGGTGTAGTCAAAGATGAAATAAAGAACGGCGGCTTCGACTTAGTTGTGGTAGATGAAGCCAATGCGTATAAAAACGTACAGACAAACCGATGGAAAATCTTGTACGACATTATGAGGAACGTCGATTGGTTGTGGATGCTTACAGGCACACCAGCGGCACAGTCTCCGGTGGATGCGTTTGGGCTTGGTAAACTAGTCAACCCAGAAGGTACACCAAAATACTTCGGGCAGTTCCGAGACATGGTAATGTTTAAGCTTTCGCAGTATATATGGAAACCTAAAGTTACTGCTGATAAGACCGTACACCAAATACTACAACCAGCGATCCGGTTTGAAAAAGAACAATGCCTAGACTTGCCGCCCGTAACTTATGTAGAAAGGGATGCTCCGCTTACAAAGCAGCAAGAAAAGTATTACACCCTGCTAAAGAAACGCATGATTATGGAGGCGGACGGCGAACAGGTTACTTCTGTTAACGCTGCTACTAACTTAAACAAACTACTACAAATCTCTGGCGGTGCTGTATATACGGACGATGGAGAAGTCATAGAGTTCGATGTAAAGAATAGGCTTAAGGTAATACACGAAGTAATAGAAGAGTCTAGTCACAAAGTTCTGGTTTTCGTACCGTTTACACACACCATAGAACTACTGCATGAGTTCCTAACCCAGAGCAAAATAAGCAGCGAAATAATTTCCGGCAAAGTGTCAGTTAATAAACGAGCTGAAATAATTAAACAGTTTCAAGAAACAGATCGGCCGCAAGTGCTAATTATCCAGCCCCAAGCCGCTTCTCACGGCTTAACTTTGACTGCGGCTAACACCGTCATTTGGTATGCCCCAGTTACGAGCGTAGAAACTTACCTTCAGGCAAATGCCCGCATAAATAGGCCCAGCCAGCACAACCCGATGACTATAGTACACGTCTGCGGGAGTGAGGTTGAGACACGCCTATACTATATGTTGAGGTCGAACATTGATAACCATAACAAGATAGTCGATCTCTACAAACAAGAAATAATTGGTTGACATTGTAAAATCTTCAACTAAACTTGCTTTCCCCCTAACGTAATTTGGAGGAGCGATGAGCAACCAATATACCGCCGACCGCATGACCAAAGACTACATGACTTTGCGGGAAGCTATTCGTAAGAAAGAAGAAGAAATAAAAAAACTCAAAGAAATGCAAGTAAAGATCACAGACAAAATGCTTGAGCTTTGTGCGGAACAAAATGTAGACAGCTTAAAGACTGAGTTCGGCACTATATCAAGGCGAGTCCAATCTAATTACTGGACTAGCGACTGGGAGCAATTCTACAAAACAGTCAAAGAGCACGATGCTTTTCACTTACTGGAGAAACGCATCCACAACGGGAACATGAGGGAGTTCTTAGAAGAAAACCCTGATACCGTGCCAGTAGGACTGCAAGCAAAACAAACACACGTTGTCCGTGTAATCAAACCATCCGCTAAATAGGAGCGAGCCATATGTCAAATGAAGTATCAATTTTCGGCAACGATAATGCCGTAGCTGCGCCGCGCAACCGTAAGAGTTCACTGGCGCAGAAGTTAAGCAGCCAGAACACGATTTACAGCAGAAGAATTAAAACCAATGCAAGGGGCACATTCACAAAGCTTATTAACGGTAAGCCTGTGGGGGAACCAATCCGCGACGAGTTTGAGGCTATTGTGGTTAACATGTTACCCAGTGTGTCTCGTAACTACTACAAAGAAGAATATGACGCCAAGAAAGAAGAAGAAGGCGTCGTTACTTTGCCGGTATGTTGGTCGCACGCAGCGGATAAACCCGCAGAAGATGCGCCTGAGCCACAAAGCGCTAACTGCGTCAACTGCCCGCAAAACCAGCCCGGCTCTGGACAAGGGCAAAGCAAAGCTTGCAGGTTCAAGCGTAGCCTAGCGATCATGCTAGCGGGCGATAAATCAGGTGACGTATATCAGATCAACATCCCTGCTAAGTCATTGTTCGGTAAGAGCGCAGGTAACAAGCATCCGTTTGAAGCATACGTTAAGTATCTGCTTTCTAATGGCGAAGCACCCGACACGGTGGTTACGAAGATAGCTTATGATCCTGATGCCGCTGGCATGGAGCTTTACTTTGCGCCTGTGCGCCGTGTCACCGACGAAGAATATGACTTGATTGAAGCAGCGTTAGATAAGCCTGAGACCGAGAGATACGTGAAGATCAGTGTTGGACAAAACGATCTTGGTCAGCAGAAGGCGCTAGAGAGCAAGCCGGAAGAACCAAAGATTGAACGCAGCGAAGAACCGGAAGAGGTCGAAGTTGAGGTCGAAGTAGTCGAAGAACCACAGAAGCGGGCGAAAAAGAAAAAAGAAGAACCAATCGCTGATGACGAGTCTGGTGATCTTGCTGACGTAATCAGTGCGTGGGGTAGCGACGACCAATGAGTTACGGCTATACAGTAAAACTAGTCTCGCTCAACAAGTCTGCAAGTAACGAATCTCTAGGCGTGAAGCTAGGTAGAGAGTGCATTAAATACAATGTGCCTGTATCGCATGTGGCTAATCGTCTAGGGGTCTCCAGACAAACGGTATATAACTGGTTCACCGGCGAATCCCTACCTAATGAGCAAACTAGGAAAAGCATCGAAAAGTTTATAAACAAAATACAGCGGTAGGATTATGAAATACCTTGACCTGCTCGATCATGTGCAGCCAGACAACGGCTGTTACTGCGTTCTAGGGATAGGGTCATTCGTTAAACAAGAGTTAGTAGCTACACGGGAAGAATTTACCGAAGTTGTAGATACGTATTTAGCCGAAAAAAGAGATGTTTATTTCGGCGTTGCAAAGTTCAAGTCTGTAGATGGAGGTCGCAAAAAACAAGACGTACAGTCACTCAAAGCTTTCTGGTTGGACATAGATTGCGGTGAAGGCAAAGCTAAGATCAACGAGAAGACTGGGATACCTGATGGTTATGTAGATCAGGCTACGGGTTTTAAGAAGCTGCGAGAATTTGTAGAGACTGTAGGTTTACCTCCACCAACAATAGTCAATTCTGGGCGCGGCCTACACGTATACTGGGCGCTTACTTCTGAGGTGACTAAAGAGCAGTGGGAGCCTGTAGGCAAGAGACTTAACGAACTATGTAAGAAACAAGAGTTTTACGTTGATCCGAGCGTCTTTGAAGTAGCACGGGTGCTTAGAGTGCCCGGCACTCTTAACTTTAAGGATGATCCCCCTAAGCCCGTAGAGATAATGGGTGAGCTACGGCCACCTGTTGATTTCGATGAGCTTAAAGACATACTGGGTGTCAAAGATAAGCAACCTGCGGTAGAAGTAGAGCCTAGCAGGAAGTCTGCTTTGCGCGACAAACTCATGGAGAACATCCAGAGTAACTTCGCAAAGATCATGACAGCAAGCGCCAAAGGCTCTGGGTGCAAGCAGCTTCTTTCTTGTTACATGGACAGAAAAACACTATCTGAACCGAGGTGGTGGAATGCTCTGTCTGTGGCAGCTAACTGCGCGGATAGGGATACGGCGATACATATATTGTCCAAAGACTATCCGGACTACACACCCGAAGAAGTAAACAACAAAGTAAAGCATATAACTGGGCCGCACAGTTGCGAGGAGTTTGAAAAGAATAACTCTGGCGGATGCGAAGGATGCCCGCACAGAGGCAAGATAAAAGGCCCGATACAGTTAGGCAATACTTTTGTGGCTGCTACTGATAGCGACATACCAGATGCGCCGGAAGAAGCCGAAGAAGAGGACGAAGCAGAACCAACGAAGCCTTACTACACTCACCCGTATTACAGGGGCAAGAATGGTGGCATATACAGGATAGACGACCTGAACGATGAGGAAGCAAAACCTGTACTTGTTTACGAGTATGACTTGTACGTTAAAAAGCGTATGACTGACCCTGTAAATGGCGATCTAGTGGTGTTCGTGCTGCATACTCCAAAGGATGGCGTGCGTGAGTTTGATATAGAAAATTCAACCATAGCGCAGCCTATGCGTATACGAGAGGCGCTAGCCAAAGAAGGCGTGCTAGCAACAAACAAACAATTCGAGCTGATTGTGGCTTATGTGATCCACGCAGTTGTCGAAAACCAAAAGAAGAGGAAAGCGGAACTTATGAGAAGGCAATTTGGGTGGCACGATGGTGACACTAAATTTGTTGTAGGGGATATGGAGATAACTGTAGACGGTGTATACCACAGTCCTCCTTCTTCTATAACTAAATCTCTTGTGCCTCACTTTGAACCACAAGGCACACTAGCTAAGTGGAAAGAAGTGTTTGCTCTGTACGGGATGCCTAGTATGGAGATACAAGCTTTCGGGGCTTTGACTGGCTTTGGCGCACCTTTGTTAAAGTTTACGGGGCAAAAAGGTGCGATCATTAACCTGATCCACAGCAACGCAGGTACAGGTAAAACTACGATCTTGCGTATGGCTAACAGTATCTACGGTGATCCTGAAAAATTACTGGGCACAGTAGATGATACAAAAACCGCTAAGATTACGAAGCTAGGTATACTGAACAATATAGTCAACACCGTAGACGAAATAACCAACACAAGGGGGGAAGAGTTTTCAGAGCTTGTCTATGCGTTCTCGCAGGGTAAAGGCAAAGAAAAGAGCGAGCGGCACGAAACGAAGCTACGTATGAATACGACTACGTGGAACACGCCTACGCTAACTAGCTCCAACGCTTCGATGTACGACAAGCTGGCAGCCATAAAGAAACAAGCAGACGGAGAAGTAATGCGTCTACTTGAGTTCAGAATTGATTACACCGACGAAAGCCTAATATCCACAGAGAAAGGCAAAGAAATGTTTGACCACCAGTTAAACGCAAACTATGGCCACGCTATCGTTCCTTTTATTCAGTTTGTTCTGGCAAACAAAGAAGAAGTGCTTGCTACGTTACAGAGCGTACAGAAAAAGATAGACAAAGACTTAAAATTTACGTCTAGGGAGAGAAATTGGTCTGCTGTTGTATCGGCTAATATCACTGGTGGTTTGATAGCTGAGCGCATAGGTTTGTTTACCGACGAAGAAGGAGATAAGACTTGGGACATGCTGCGTGTGTATAAAGCCGTACTGAGAGAATTGTCAGACATGCGGACTAAGACAACAGCACCTGTAGCCAATGCACCTGCAACTGTAAGTGACTATATACACAGAAACATAAACAATATGCTGGTGATAAACGACAACGCAGATAAACGCACTCACTTAGTTAGCGAACCTATCGTTGAGCCTAAGCACAATCTGTACATACGGTACGAACCAGACACTAAGTTAATGTATATATCCGTAACCTCCTTCAAGAAGGACTGTGCAGAGTACCAAGCAGAGTATAGCGATACTCTAAACCAACTAAAGAAAATGGGTATATGTCTGGGTACGGGCAACAAGCGGCTGTCCAAAGGCACAAACATACCGTCCGCTAGTGTTCGCTGCGTAATCTTGAACTGCGATCACTCAGAGTTTATATCTATGGAAGGCATACTTCCGGACGAACTTAAAGATGAAAGTGGAGAAGGTGACGTACGAGATTGATTGGAAGAAGTTCAAGGTGGGGTATTCGTTTTTTATACCCTGCCTTAACCCCAAAAAGTCTAGGCGAAACATATTAAAAGTAGTACACAGACTTAAGTACAAAGTTGTACACAAAGTAGTAATAGAAGACGGAGTGCGCGGCGTCCGTGTATGGAGGGTAAGCTAGTCTGGTATTGCTGGCAGCCTGTTCGGCACTGGGTCAGACCTAGAATCTCGGATTATCGGGTATAGGTATGGAGCTTCTTTTGAGTTCAGGAACAAACCGTCAGTGCTGATAGCTGCCCTTTTCATTCTGGTAGTTACAGAACGAGTTAAGTCATCTGGGCTTATAGCATCGTAGAAATACATGTAATTGTACTTTGCTACTTCTTTTTGCATGTCTAGCAGTTCGGCTCTGGCTTTCTTAGCTTCTTCGCTCTCTGGGCCAGCACTCATATTAGCGTTAACCAACCTGTCCGCTGCTTCGGCGTAGTCTTGATACAGAGTGTTCCTTGCTTCAGTCCTTTCTGCCTGTAAGCGCTTAATTATAAAGGTGGACTCTTGGCTCTCAGCCACTTCTGTAGAACCAAAACCTATAGTCTGACCCAGAAGCTTCCAAGCATCATAATAGTCCGGCGGTCTGATCTCAGTAATGCCGTCCCTAGTCTTGAAGCCTTGTGTGCCTAGACGCAGAGCCTCCATAGGCTCTTTAATGAAGCCGGGAGCCATAGCCTCAAAGCCACGCATAACGTCACCGTCGAGTATAAAATCGAAGCCTCTAGCAGTGTTTCTAGCTACACCGCCAAATGCACCAAGAGTGAAGTCGAACATGCCGTTAACCCAAGCATCTTCCGTAGTTTCTCTCGGCACAGAATCTCTGAACCACAAGCCATCCAGTGCCAACGAAGGTTGCGCGTTCCAGTCGGTGAGTGCAGAAATTGGCCCTAGTTCTACTGCTCGTGCAAGCAGTTCTGCGGTCTCTGGTTCCAAGCCAAACTGTTTGGCTAGTCCGCTCTCTGCACCAAAGTATCTAGGTATAAGGTTGTTGCGTATGTACAAGTCAATGCTACGTAAGCCTAGTGGATTACCGGCATCATCTACGTCATAAAA